CTGTACGGATGTTCCCACCGCCAGACTCCCGGTAGGAGACATACAGAAGATTTGTAGTCGAAGCAGTGTCTAACACCGAATTAGTATTATCGAAATCAGTACGAAGGGTGGTGGTGCTAGTAGAGAATCCGGCTGTAGTCTGTATAATGAAGGCATCAAGGTCATTGGAAGATCCACCAGCTATCACATAGAACTTATTACCGAATGACTCAACTCGGTAAGTTTCCCCGGAGGTACATGCTAAGCCAGTAGTTTGATTAACAACCAGGTCAGTCGAGGTAGACTTATCCTGGATCGAGTACCGAACCACATTATTATCAACCCAGGTGTACAGGGCCAAGTTACCGTTGGTGGTCATAGCCACCCGGTCTTGGTTACCTGCAGGATTGCTATAGATGCGCCTAAAATCGACCGTAGGGGCCGTTATGGTGTCCTTTGATATCCAGGCATCAGTATTGGAGTCGTAGCTGTAGAGGTTATTATCCGCGATCGCTACAAGCTCATTTCGATATGTGGTGATTAGGTTTGGGGTGGAGAAGGTTTGATTAGCAAAGCTCTCGAAACCCTTACGCTTTTTTAATTCCCCGGTTTTAAGGCGAGTAATATTAGTGGATTCTAAGAGAGATCCGATAGGTAAAAGGGCTTCCTGGGTCTTAGTGTCCAGGCCCCGGTTAAAAATGATGTCAACGGGTCGTGTAGCTAAAGGCATATAACCCCCCTATATGACGTGCCAAGCGGAAGATCCATCGGATATAAAGCCATAAGATGAACGGCCAGTCTCCATAACAAATGAGGCCGCCCCGTCAATGGTATCAGACCCATCGGCGTTGATAGTGATATTGTTGGCCTCTGCACTCCCTGTAATGTCCTTAAAATAGACCAATAGGGCCGTAGAAGCAGAGGGTAGGTTAATAGTCCGGGCTGAGGTTGTAGTGATCCCCAGGACCTTATTTGTGTCTGTCAAGAGTACATTGTAAGGATAAGTGGTAATTAGCTTGTAGGTCACCTGTCCTGTAGCTACATTGATCGCCCCACCTGAGGTAATCTGAATCACATTAGACGCGCTATCCTGGTAGTATAACTCCCCAGATTTCGTATAGATAGAGCGAAGGGTAGCAGGATCCGAGCCCTGGTCAGTGAAACCTACGAAGGACAGGGAGGTAGCTGCATTACTATTGAAGGTCAAATTGGCGTTAATCGAGATACCTGCTGTAGGGATCTGAACGCCTTTACCAGTGGTGTGGTCGTGTGCATCTACGCCGCTAAAGGCTGTGTTTATCTCGTTAGCCCAGTCAGGACCAACGGTTACCCCTACTTCAGGGATTACTAGATTCATATTTGGAGTAGTCGTACTCATATTTTCCCCTAAAATACGTAGAGTGAAACGGTTACGTCAGCGGAGCAATTGAGTACTAGAGTCTTGCTAGTACGGGTCTGCTTAGTGGGTACGGCCCAGATGTCAGACTGAGCCGTCTTGTTGATTATCACCCAACCCTGGATTTCGCGGCCTAGTTTGTGATTAATGGAGTTATCACTTGCTGACAAAAGTGATAAATCTTTCAATATGATCCCATCTATCAGGGGCTTATCAGTGAACTGTCTAGCAAACCTAGCCACATTCTGATAGAGGCGATCAAGGTCGGCATCGACCACATTAAACTGTCTAAGTCCTTGTAACATCAGTAGTCCCAGCGTCTGATATCGTTATCCCAGGCCCTAGGCATCAAGTCAGTAATGATTTCGGGCTCGCCGTCTCTGTTCTCTGCCATAGCCTCTATCCGCTCCTCTAATTCCCTCTTTTCGATGAGGAGGGCGGATACGTCGGACTCTTCCTTGTTGAGCATCTTGATAGCCGCATCAACTACTATGTACTCTTCCCAACCGTTTACGGCATCTATGGTGTCTGTATCGGCGCTGAGCCTTGTGAGCCTGGGGGTGTACCATATTCGATAGTCCCCGTCTGCAGAGTCCTCAGGTAGGAACTCGATATTGTTACCAACAACCCTGTATTGTCGAGGGTTTATGTTCCGGTAGTCGAGCCTTAAGAGCTGCCTACGGCGGTTTCGGTCCATCAGGTTCCACTTGGTAACTGTAGTCCAGTCAGAACCTATTTTAAAATCAACGGCTTCTAGCTTGTAGAAGTCAGCCGGTAGGGCCTGTGTGTTAGATCCCTGGGCTACTGTAAACTCGGATTTTAGGGTGTAATATTGCTCGAATCTAGACACTAGAAGGTCATAGAGAGCAGAGTAGGAAGAATTGATATATGAAACAAGCTCGGTGTCAGAGACAAACTCGGAGTTCTCCATGTCCGCCCGTTCCCGTGCTCTAGTCTTCAATGTTGCTAAGGTTATGGTATCAGCCATTTATTTACTCCTTAGGGGTGGGACAGGGCCAATTAAGAGGAGCGACCCTGCCCCGATTGCCTTAGTATTCCGTCGACTCTTTAGCGAAGTAGTCTGCTAAAGCCCGGAGACACTTTGGCAAGTCTTTGTTGTGTAGTCCGTCCATCAACTCCGTCATGGGGTCGTAGGCCGGTTGTTCGGGGGGTCCAATCTCGATAGAAATTGAAGGCATTCCCCCACCATGCCTTTTCATTAGCGCCGGATGCATTAGATTGCCGGTACGCTTGAGTTCTGAAGTACAGCTAGGAAGTGTATTTGGTCTCCAGCACCAAGGTCGGTTAGGACACCAGCAACTGCAACTTCTAGGTTGATAGTCCTAGCACCGTCTACGTCTTCCCCAACAACAGTAACTTTGAAATCGTCTGTTCCTGAAGTTGACTGAACCTGACATGTACAGGATAGGAGGTGTGGGTACTCATCATCTAAAGTGATAGTGTAAGTACCTGTTCCTGTGTTAGCTCCGCTGAAGCCCATACCTTTAATCGTAGCATCAGAGTCGTCGAAACGGCCAGCGATGAACGTACAGTATCGGTTAAGGGCTTGAGTAGGGCTGAAATTTCTACTTGCCATTTAAAACTCCTTAAAGGGGGTTACCCCCCTCACGATTATAGGTTAACGTATGCGTTCCAACCTGGGGCTCTACATCCAACCTGTCCGTAGAAGCCGTATCGAACTTCAACGCCGTCAGAGCTAGCCTGTCGGAGCATCTGTAGGCCATCACTGTCGATAACTCGAACAGCTTTTCCTAAAGAGTACAACTTGAAACTCTTGAGGGTTAGCATGTAAGCTTGGTCAGCCTGACAGTTCTGATCAGGAACAACCCTGATAGGTCCTCTAGGTCCGTGGATCAAGATTCCTCGGAAGAAAACATCAGCAGTAACACCTAGTTCAGTGTACTGGACCTTAGAACCAAGGGACTTCTCAAGCTCAGCGAACTTGGCATAGTTCATGAATACATAGTCCGGCTTTCCGCCTTCTCGTCCTAGTCGGCTAGCAGCGTCGATTAGGGCTTCTTCGATAGGCTGAGCAGAACCGTCGTAACGAACACCAGCAAGACGAGTAGTGTCAAGGGATCGGTCAACGCCAAAGAAAGAATCACCACCAGTAGGAGCAGTGTTAGGTAACCATCCTTCTAGACCAGAGATAGCGTTTCCACGGTCACCTGCAACGAATAGGAAATCATTAGCAGCGATAGTACCAGAGGCAGTGTAAGCAACGCCGATAGTGATACTACCTGCATCCCTGTCAACTGCAGTAATCAGTCCAGAAGTGGTGGAACCGTCGAAGTTCTTTTGGGTTCCGGCAGTTTTTGCGGACCAGATAACGATATCCATTCCGATTTCAAAGCTAGTGATTTCCTCAGCTTCAGTCAAAGTGATGACTGTAGAGGCAGCTACAGCAGGCTCAGCGCTAACCTGTCCTAGGTAACCAGAGCTGTCACGGTACATCTTAACAGCGATAGAGCGAGAAAGAACGTCGATAGCACCGTCGATTTCAGTAGTTGCAGCTTCCATGAAAGCGTTCTTGTTGCCTTTAGAGGCTTCAAGAGTCTCATTGTCGATAGTCGCGATAGAGTAGTCTTTTACCCTAGTTAGGACGAAGTCGACTAGCTCAGAGTTGGTAGCAGCGCCACGAGTTTGAGCGTTTGAGAATGTAGCGGATCGACCCTGCGGGTTACCGTACAATAGTGGGATAGGAAGGTTACGGCCGCCGAACTCTTCGTACTTAGGCATCATTGCTAGTAGGGGGTGATCGCGGTAAACAAGGTTTTGAACCATGTCATCTGTATAGTGCTGCTTCAGGGCGGCATCGAAGGACGTCAAATCTAAAGACATTTTTTTAATTCCTTTTAAATGTTAGACTGTTTTTGATAGGTCGGTTGGCTTTAATTGCTCGCCCTATAGTTGAGTCGCTGACTCCGTAGAATCTAGCTGCCTCTCGTATAGATTGAAAACTATTACCATCCGAACAATGTACAGAGTGGCCTTTTAGTAGTGTGTTCCACTTTCCGGCCTCTCTATTTCCTGAACCTCGAAATTCTACCACATTGTATACACTTTCTGTACTGTTAATTAAGTAATGCTCTAGCTCTAGCATTTCCGATTTACTACTACAGTATGCCAGGGGCTCTAAGGAAAATTTCTCTACTCCTAACTCACACATAACCTTGTGTAGATCAGAGTTGGAAGTTTTCGTTCTAGCTCTACTGGTATGACCATATAGCCGGTCTCGGATAGGTTGAGTCGTAGCACCATAGTACTTAATATTATTAACAGAATTAACTACTCTGTATACAGTGTAGCTCATCTCTAAGTCCATTTAAGTAGGTCAGCGGCACGCCGCTTACTCTCTTCCTGCTTCAACTCCAATGGCATGGTAGTGTGAGCAGCTTGCGAAGAGATTTGTTGGGTTAACGTCTTCGGTGCTTCTGGCTTGGGCGTCTCTGTCTTGGGGGCCGGTTGTGTTAATCCTAGTTTGTTAGCCTTAGATACCTGGAGGGCCAGGTCAGTGTAGTGCTGTTCAACGATATCAAGGGCTTCTTCGTGAGTAAGGAGCTTTTTCCCATTAGATTGGGTGTACTCGTACTCAGCGACTGCCCATGCTTCGTCGTTAGCGCGTGATCCGAGAAGTTTACATATCTCATATTTCTCAGCATTTGCGTTTACTAGATCACCTACAGACGACTTCCAGTCATCTACGGCTTTTTGCTGTGCTTCTTGTTGTCGTTGGGTTTCAAGTTCCTGTTGTTGTTGTTGGAATTTTTCTAGCTGCTCAAGCTTCTCAGCTACAGGATCCTTCTCAGCGGGGGCCATTCCTAGGAACTTATCAACCTTATCGGAAAAATTTACGCCTTCTTTAATTAACGCGTCGAAGTCCCCGTTTTCTAAGGCTTCTGCGATTTTCTGAGCTTTTTTGTAGCTCTGGCGTTCCTCTTGCCACTCGCCTTCGCGCTTGACAAATTCTGCCATACGAGCTTCCCAGTTCTGATCTCCTTTAGGGGCCTCTGGGGCCTCTTCAGGGGCCGGGGTCTCTACGCCCTCAGGTGCTACTGGGGTCTCTGCAGGAGCCTCTACGGGGGCTTCAACAGGGGCCTCTACGGCTGCCTGAGCTGCTGGTGATCCTGCTACTGTTTCTGTAACTACGCTTGAGTTGGTCTGCATAATGTAACCTTTCTGAAATTATTATGCTATAGGTACCTGTGGTACCATTGGCGACACGGGTAGGGCCTCAGGTTGGGCCATTGGGTCCGCCATAGGGGCGGCTGGAGGTGGTGCAGCGGGTACTAGCTCTTTGGCCTGCTGGAACCACTTCTGTAGCATTTCGAGGCGGTCGGAGTCCAACCCGTTCCGCTTCTCCTCAAGATATCGTAGCTGAGAAAGCTGCTGTGCCCTGTCAAGGTTCAAAGCTGGCTCAGGTGGGGTGTACTTACCATCCTCTACAATATCGTCTAGATTCTTGATTATAAGCTCATCAGAGGCCACAATTGGCGACATGACTTGCTTGAGATCCGGGAAGTCTACGAGCCTAGCGAAGTCTTCGCGCTGGATGATACCAGCTTGGAAGAGTTCTACGGCCTTCTGTAGCTTCGCAGCGGGAGTAGTGGGAAGGATATTAGTAGGATACGTACGCATTACATACTTATCCTTATCCATAGACACGTCTTTCCATTTGACTTCTTTGATGAAATCCTTACCGCAGAAGTTAACGGCTCCGCCCTTTTTAGTGAATAATTCTTGGCTCATATCGATAACGATTTCAGCGGCCTTAAGGTACATGCGCTCATAACTCTGAGCCACGTTCGCAAAACGCTCAGTCTCAATGTCCTGGAACTCCCTTAGAGCTACCCCAGACTCTAGGCCTGCAGGTTTACGGGACTGTGCTGAGAGCTGGCTGATACCCACCTGCTCAAACGAGGACTGAATAAGCCACTGAATGTAGCTGTAAATCTCCGATGACATGGCCTGGGCGGTGACAAATTCGGGTTTCGGACCCGAATACTTGACTATGGAGCCCACTTGGTTGTTAAAATGATTGGTGTTCGCCTTCGTGGCTGCACTCATCAGGACCCTGGGCACGGCCATGTAGTGTTGGGCCAACTGGACTGTACGGAGGAGTTTATTAATTTCGAGCTGTTTCCCGTACAATTCCTCGGCAATACCTATGCCCCAGAATCCAGTCAGTCTGTTTGTCCATCTGAAAAACACGAATGGGAAGTATTCCTTGGTGTAGGGCTCATCCATGAGTGTGGCGGTTTCGATCGAAATCGAGTGCCTACCATCCGTGGAATTAACTGTGCTTCTTTTCTTCCATGATTCTACTACGATAATCATTTCCCGGTTCTCTGGGTCTCTCGCAGTAGCATCGAATGCAGGGGCGGCGGCTTCAATCTGGCTCTTGTACTCAGGATATTGGGCCGCCAGGACGTCCTTAAAGACGTACTTAATCTGGTGTAACTGCCCAGGATCCGCGTACATTCCCTCATTATCATCGACCATTATCTCATCGGTGATAACGCGCTCACACTTGATTTTACCTGTGTCCTCACATGAGTAGAACTTAAGGCCCCCTAAATTGATAACAGCGGCGTCCCTAATTGCCTCTGCACCTTTAGCGTAGATATCCATGTCGTCGAAAACGCCGTCCATGTATTGTGTAAGCAACTTAGCTCTACGCTGCTGTTTTGAGTTGCCTTTTTCAGTCAAGAATATTGGGCGGGGGCGCTGCTTGGATAACTTCGCTACGGCTGTATCTGTAGCGGCTTTAATCACGTTGTACGCCATCGCCGAGTTGGTCACATTCGCAGCCTCAAGAGAGGACTGCATGTAATTGTTAACCCCATAGAGGTTCTGGTTCTGATATAGTTTTGCGAATCTAACGTTTTGCAATCGTCGGTAGGATTGCGCCTGCCTTAGGCGCTTAATGTAAGGTATAACGCTCTGGTACACTAGGCCCTTAGGGCGTAGCCACCACTTGTTGTCTTCAGACTCTGGCGAGGGGCGTTCCCCCACAAATTCTTTAACAATTTCCTTGGCCATTATAGTCCTCTAGATAGTATTTGATGCATTTCATAATCGGTAGGGGGCTTCTCGTCACCCTGGGCCTCTGTGTCTATCACAGTGTCTTTTACATCAGATAGGATCTGATCCACTGTGGTGGGCTCCCCTTGGTCTACCATGAATTCTACTTCCAACTCTCCGGTTTTAAAACGGTAAACCCCGCATTCCTGCAAGGTCTGTAATAGCTTCCGCAACTCGGTCGGGTTCAAACTCGTCATAGGTATCCTCTTTTTCGTTTAATTTCTCAGATTCTTTCTCCCACCACTCGTCCATAGGGTCAGCGCTGGGATTGAAGACTTTCGGTTTAGCGGTGTAGTGGTACGCGAATCTCCACGCGTACAAGGCAGCATCGGAAAGGTGATTAGGTAGAGCGGGGTGTTCTACGTATTTGCCCATTTCTTTTAGGCGTTCATCCCATACTAGGGCTTCCCACTCAGTAACTAGATCGGCACATTTTGGCAATACTTTAACGTTGCCCCCGTAAAAGTCTGTATTCATTAGTTGTATGAAATCAAACTTATCTTTCTTCTCAGCGGCGGTCAGCGGTAGCTCGAATCGCTGTACTAGCTCCTCTACGGCCTGCTTGGAGGCGTTGTCTACTACGATAAATGACGGGTCGTACTTGGCGATAAACATCTCCGTAATTTCGGCTACATCAGTCAAGATCATGCCAGATTTACGGTAGCAATCAACAAAGTACAGGGCCGGGTCATCCTCGCGGTAGGCTGCCACAACAAAGGCTGTAGGGTCGTTATACCCTAGGTCAATCCCCATTATGTAGTTCCATCGGCGCTTCTCTGGAAGCTTATCCACCGAATTTAATTCGGGATCATACTTGTAGATTAGGGCGTCTAGATCGATAACCCATTCCCCGAGGTACATCTGTTTAAATATGGCGGTTTCTTCAATTCGGGGGTTTTTTTCCTTCATGAATGCAAGCTGTGATTCCCACTTTTCGATCATGTGGGTGTTGTCCTTGGCCGACCATTGATGTACTGACCAACCCGGCTCTTTACCTGTAGTGATGTCAAAATACAGGGATTTAGTGTTATTAGAGGGTGTCCCGATCATGACTATCTGGCCATTATAATCGGCCACGGCAGGCATAAGGGTAGAGTAAACTAGCTGCTCTAGGTCGATTCGGAACATAGAGCCCTCATCGATAACCACTAGCTTGAACTTCTGCCCTAGGAGTTTCTGCATTTCCTCAGGAGAGGCATCGGCACCCACCAGGATCAACTCAGAACCGTTAGGGAACATCATCTTAAGTTCGGTTCCGTGGAATTTACACCCCAGGCTGAACTTCTTATTGATATCCTTAAGGATGTCCTTCCACATGATAGCCTTGGCGGAGGCCCTAGTCAGGGCTACATATGCAATACTCACGCCAGGATTCTCGTATGCTGTTTTGCAGAGCTTAAGACCGCATCCGTATGATTTACCAGCACGACGGGTACAGAGAGCGGCTACAAGGGGGGATTCATCCTCAATAAAGGCCTTCTGGGCCGGGAAGCTATCCCTTAGCCACGGCTTTGTTTTCCCCTGTCTTCTTCTTAGCTCTTGCTGGAGCTTTTTTAACCGTCTTCGGTTGCTGTTTTGGTTTTGCACTATACTCCTCCGCTAGCGCCGTCATGGATCTAATGTTACCCTCAGGTACAAGAACTACACGCCCAGGTACCTTTTTGTTAGTGACTACAAGCATTTGTAAGTCAGGCCTATGTACCATGTCGAAATCTTTATCCTTTTCAACAATAGCGGTAACTGCGTTGGGGGCCAGAATGGCATTGTGGAATGCTGCTCTTACGATCTTCATACTTATGATCTCCAATAAGGATTGTAGACTAGGTTAAACTTCTTACTAAATTCTTTCCAATAATGGTTAGCGTGGGTCGTAAACAGTAAGCGCCGTGAGAAGCCCGGAATGGCCTCGTTAAGGAGTTTCTTGGCTAGCCCTAGCTTGCGGTAGGGGTGTTTAATATAGACGTAATGAAGGGCCAATATGGGATCCTCAGACCACACTATGTACCCGAAGATCTGAGCAGGCTTGTCGGGGTTGCATAGAACTAGACATTTTCCAGACTTGATAGTACTGTCGATGTGGTTCTTGTGTTGGTTAAAGTATACCTCATTTGGAATATTCTTCGCAAATGACGAATTTCTATAGGATTTTAGCCAGGAATTGTAGATAAAACTTAGGTCCTCTTCCTCGGCAGGCCTGTAACTAGCATTAATCATTGTTTACTTCCTCCATGATAGCTTGCTTTAGTTCATCATCAGTCATATCTTGTAATTCATCGTCTGGAATCTCACCAGGGGCAGCCCTGTAGGCTGTAGCTAGGCTTGACAGGTAGTCCTTGATCACCCTTGCGTCTGTAGGTGGTAGGGGCTTACCAGGCTTATCATCCTGTAGGGTCTGAAATCTTTTAAGGTCTTCCATGATAATATCTGTACAGACAGACATACATTTAGCGATTGTGTTCATAGCTTAAGTCTCCAGTATAGGTTTTTACTACCTGCCCACAGACCACTATCAGGCTCATAGAGCCTAAATCCACACTTAATCAGGCTATTGTTGGATGCATAATTGTCTGGTACAGTGTAAGTATACATTTTATAGGCACCTTTAGATATAGCCCATCTAATGCGGGCCTGTATGTGCTTACTCTGTAATCCCCTACCGCGATGTTCGGGGAGGACTACAGTAGAAGATAGAAAGACATTATTATTGGCGTCCAGTACAGCGGATGACAGGGATGTCTTATATCCACTATCCCAACCTAGCCAGAATTGGTGGTGTGAGATAAGACTGTAATAGTCTTCTGCAAGTGTCTCATTAACAAGGTTTTTAATCCATCGCCTGTGAAGTGAAGTTTTTTTAATCATACTTATGGCCTTATTGCGAGTGGTAACGAGTGTACTAGAACCCCGAAGGGGTTCATAAAGGGATCTTCGATCCCTTAGCATCCAATAAATTGGATGTTTGAATTCTACTCCATAGAATTCTTTTGAGGAGCTTTACTCCCCAGCGGCTGAGCCGCGATTATTAAAGTTGAGACTGATTGCTTGAGGTCCATGCAGGCTGGTTACCTCTACTGAGAAATTCGAAAAGACAGTTTCGCTTTACTCAGTCTCTATGTCCCCCCTATGGTAGTCTCCCTCCTCTTACGTCGAATTTGGAGATATACCACGGGATGGCCCCTAATGGGGCATCCTACGTATCGGCAATTCTGGGAAATACTTTAAGTCACCCCCTACAACTATGTGTTTTTACTGTATAATGGCCTTTTTGTGCTAAAGATTTCCTACCAAATACCGATAGGTATTGGGTATCCCCCAGGAGGGATAAAAGTGAATTTATAGCCATGAGGGGATAAAATGAATTTCCAGGAACTACAAATCCTAAACCTGATTAAATCCGCTAAGGATTTCGATACATTAGATGAGATCGAAGCTGTCTACTATGACACTATACAATTAAATCCAGCACTTAGTGAGGAATTCTATAGAAAACATGATATCATAGTACATGGGGGTGTCATCCATGGATAAGCCTGTAGCCATAGGCCCCTCGATAGCTACATTCGCCGAGGGGAACGCCGTCATAGCCGAGTCCCCTTCATCCTGTCCCAGGAACTTCCTAGTTAGGAAAAGCAAGATACGCTTTCCTGTGGACCCATTGTATACTGCCATCGGAGAGTTGGACGAACACCGGTTTATACGCAAGTTAACCAGGGAACAAGATGTCCAAGAAATAGTCACCCAAAAAGAATTAGACATACCATTTAGCGCCAACTCGAAATTATACGGAAAACTCGATATAAAGGTCACATATGGCGATGACTTCGAGGAGATAATCGAGAAGAAGGCCCATATTAGTAAAGGGCAGCGCCTGAAGATTATCCGCAAGGGAATTCCCAAAATGTCCCATGTTGCGCAAATTGCTACCTATATGTCCGCTGAAAAGATGACAAATGGCCGAATTGTCCACAACTACTATGAATTCGACAAAGACTGTCTCAGCCTACATACCCCCGAGGGTATTGAGTTTAAGGTAAATTTTGTAGGAGATGCCATTCACATTGACGGCGATGAATACAAGTACGGTAAAAGGGAGCTTGTCAGGTTCTATCAGATCATTGATAAGGCTGTGGAAAGAGACACATTACCCCAGCGCCCGGTATCCACAGACACATACAGGCCTGTATGTTCCTACTGCCCTATGCGGGAGATCTGCAACGAGGCCGATGCACGGGGTTGGGATAAAGAGCAATTTTTGACTAAAGTAAAAGGTGAAGCTGACCGATTAATAGAAGCGGAAGCGCAACGAACAAAGCCCGCTGAGATATGGGCTCCAGCATTAAGGAGAAAAAAGAAAAATGACTAAACTAGAGCTAAACATTCCTAAGTTCGACAAGACGGACTACATCACAGGGACCGAGGAGCAATTCCAGAAGGAACTTAACAAGAGCGCTGGAAACCGATTTATCAATGAGCCGGGTGACTATATTTTAGCCGTTGATGATATTGAGTGTAGTGGGGTCTCCAAGGGAGATGAGAACTGGGCTACCTTCAAGTTCGTATTGAAGACGGCGGAAGGTGCCACGTACAACCACTTCCAACTTATGCCACTAAAGCGTGTCGATAACTTCAAGTACGGGCAAAAGAAAACTTTGTTCGTTTACAATAACCTGAGAAAGTTTTTACAGGGTTTTGGAATCGAGCTTGATTTCGAGACAGCTATGAGCACAATAGCCGCGCTTCTCGAAGATATGTCTGTATTTATGGGCAAAAAACTCAAGGCAACAATTGGATATAAGGGCTCTTATGTCTCCTATCTGGGGACTGAGGGCGAGAATAAGCGATACGCAATCATATACAAAGGTGAGCGCCTGAAGGATGATGAGGGGGAAGAGGTTATTTTCCCAGATTGGAAGGCTGCTGAAAACTACGCCGCCGGTATTTCTCTAAAGCTCCAGAAGTTCCCGGAAATGTTAAACATTGAGAAAGGAAACTCAATCACAGTGGCTCAGGCTGAGCAAGAGGAAGAGTATTCTGACATCCCCTTGTAAGGTGAACCATGTATTATTGTGAATTTGCTAAGGATAAATACTCCCGCCACGGAACTATGCTACCCGCCAAGGTAGCCCTTGGTTCGGGGGTGGGCTACTCCTCAGTCTTCCAGTTCAGCGCCGAGGACGCAAAGACTATACAAGCCCGAGGACACAGCCGGGGATTGAAAGAGTTTAAGGTCTATGCTGAGCGTCTCTGGCTGGACATCGACGATGAGGACCTTGTAGTAGCCAAACAGCGATTTGAGGAAATGTGCACCAAATTCGGGGGCTACGACAAGATTGGATACTTCAGCGGTAAGAAGGGTTACCACCTGGGGATTAAGATTGAACCAATGTACGGGCTAGACGTCCCGTACTCGCACAAGAAATGGATACGAGACAATGCTATCGTTACTGATGAGTCTCTATATCAGCACGGCCGCCTATTTAGGAACCCCGGATGCATCCACGAGTCCACTGGGAAGCCAAAGACCCGTGTCGTGGAGACCGAGGGAGCTACGTTACAGATCCCACTTGTTATCGAGCCGGCGAAAATCCCACCCCCAATATTCACCAAGGGATATA